TCCAAAAATCCTTTCCGCCAATTTTTTCTAATGGAATCTTAGAATCTATAATTCTTTTTGCTTTCATTAGTAAAACTTCTGCCCTATCTTTGTTATATTCAGATCTTACGCTTATTAAATTTCGCGCCCCAGGTGTAGAAACTATATGTATTGACCTAATAAGTTTCTCCATGTGCATATATATTTGCACCTGGTCCGCGTACTCTGGCTTCCACAGCTCTATGGCTGTTTTTTCGTTTTGGGCTTTGAGCTTTTCGAGTTCTTTAAAGGACTTTTCGGCGACGCATTTGATTTCGATAATGTGCCATGTTTTTGGAGCCTGCGGAAAACCTCTCCCCACACCGTCATAGTGTCCGCTAAAAGCACCCGCAAATCTTTCAAATCCGATTTGGCCGCCTGTGTCTGTTCTTGTATGAATCTCAATTCCTGGGCAACGTTCAAGCCATCTGATGATTTTGGCCTCCGTATCATGCCCATCAGCAAATCTCCTAAGTGTTTCAGCATCAAAGTTCTCCTTATGTCCGTTATATCTGTACCAAAGTTTCCGGCTGCACTCCTCACCAATAGAGGACGCGCCGAGGTAGTGTCTTGGAGGTTCACTTGCGTGTTCCTCCAAGATTACTTGATCTATTAGACGGACGAGTGGATCGCCATCTATAATGTCCGCAAGGGTTTTTTTCATTTACGAGCCCAAGGCGGGGTGCCAGCAGCGGGGGCAGCTTCTGCTTGAGGGGCAGTAAACCCACCCGTAGCCGAAACATATTTCACAACGTTCTGGTATTCACCTTTTGTCTTAAGAATAACAATCATACGTTTACCAACGAGCTTAGGCACATCGTTTGACGAGAACTTACCAGTCAAGCCAGCGGCGACGGCGATCTGCGCCACTTTGGATTTAACCACATCAATATTCTTGTACATCAAGAACTCTGTGATATCCTTGCTTTCATGGGGGCCAGTCTGGACGCTGTAAGCCATATTCAGTCCAGGCTCTCCTTTTTTGGGGGTCACATAATCCTTATCGGCTTCTGCGATCACCACAAGATACTCGCCATCAGGTAAGCGTTCACGTTGTGGGGTGGCCGCAGCTGTGGTTTGTACATCATCAATATCAAAGTCAATCATTTTCTCTCTCCTTTAGTTGGTTAATAAAACTTGTTAGCCGCCCATCATCTTACCGAAATATGGGACGTATTGTGCTATCGTTGCCCAATAGGAACCGTCACGGGTAAACGGGATCTCTGGTGGTAGGGCATACCGATTCTTGGCAATAAAAGCTGGGCGTTCTTCTGAATACAATACGCGCTCTCCATCACCAAATGCACGCTTGCGCTCGGAGAACCCTTCTTTTGTCTTCTTCACATTAACCACATGGTTAAGGAATAGGACAATATCAGAGTGTTCTAGCAGTAAAGCAGACGCTGACTTGTGCAATTTAATATTGTATCGGTCGTATGAATCCGTTTCTGGGTTCTCAAACCGTTTGATTTCAGCGTGGGCGATCTGAATGATAACCATGTCTTTCTCATCCCGCAGATAATTCAGCGCATCTATGTATTGCCGCCAAATATCAATAGCCAAAGAAAATCCTTTACCGTAAGGTATCTCGTCGATATTCCCGACCTTCTTCTCAGCGCATACTTGCGTGTGGATAAGGCGTTCCAGCCAGTCAACGCTGTCGACAACCAATGTCTTGAAGTCATGCTCTGTTTCAGCAAGCTCACGCATTGAATTAAGAACATCTTGGAATGAGCGGGCCAAAGGAAAGGCTTGAACATCCAAAGCGTCAATACCGTCTTCTGTCTGGATAAACACTGGGTTAGGGGCAAGTGATCCAAATGTTGATTTACCACATCCTTGGCTACCGTATATAATAATACGTGGCGGTTTAATGCGTTTCGTTTCTAATGATAATGCCATCATTCATCTCCTACTTTAATTGTTACTTTACCTGGCTCAACCGTTCGCGCTTCGTCGAATGTCGAACGGATAGCTTCCGGCCATGCGTTATATTTAGCTTCGCTCACATCGTAGGTTACTTTGATGTAATCGGATGGGTTCTCGTTGGATAGCGAAATACCCTTGTACAGCTCAGCAAGACGCTTCTGGTCCCACGATACTTTCTTAGGGATATTCACAACCAATTCACCAATATGAACTACGCCGAAAGCACTACCTTTTTCTTTGTACGCACTATTGATATCATCTTTAGTCGCTAGATATAAATCTGATTCTAACATGGATATTTCTCGCTTAATTACCTCCAATTCTTCTTTCTTTTGTCTTAATTTGCTTATAATATCTGCTGGTTTACTCATCTCTTTTTCCTTTCTATTCTTTTATCTTTTCATACGTTTTAATCCATGTCAACCACTTTTTATCTGTTGACATCATTTTTTTTATTTGTTAATCTATTCTTATAACAAGGAGGTCTTATGGACAAAGAATTATTAACATCAGAAGAAGCCGCCCAATTCCTGGGTGTTAGCCCACATACGATCCGTAACTGGAAAACAAAGACAATAACCCGCGCCAGATATGACGCACCTAAGCCAATTGGGCCAAAGTGGGTTGTCGTTGGGGAGCGTGGTATCCGGTATCGTAAGAGCGATTTGGAAGCGTATGCCAAAGAGAAGAACCTTACACTATGATGGGTTTAAATAAAGCTGAAAAGAAAGCGGCTCTAGAAGCTGGCGAAGAAGTAGGCAATTTTATTGAAGTCGTTATTAAAAAAACTGATCTTGCCACATACAATAAAGATGAATGGGAAGCCCTCTGCGTAGCGTTTGCAGGGGCTTTTATGGAACGGTGCTATTCAGACATGGATGCGATGTAGACAACTACTGGCCGACCTCCTGATCCCATATTCTCTTTCATGATCACCCCAGCTTCGATAGCCAGTTCCAAGATATTCTCCAATTCATGAAGTTTATACTTCCTGAATATGGGGATATTTTTGATGAGTTCGCTACGCTTAACCCCTCTTGGCCCAAACTTAGAGATCTCGCGCACCATGTCCTTAAGGTCAGCGTCAAGCGTTGATGTAGTCATGTATTTCTTAACCAATTTCATCGTGGAAATGTATTTCTCGCGCATGAACTCTGTTGCCCACTTGGAATCCACGTCAGCAATGATCTTCGTGTGTGGGTTACGGGATAGTGCGCATATAAGAGCTAGGCGCATAGAGATTTCATTCACGCGCACACCAACGCCTTCAAGGTTATGCTTCAAAGCAGCATTTAGCTCCTCTGTAACCCAGATGGCAAATTCATCATGAATATCCCTCGCTACATCAGAGAACGGGATCGTCTCGATAACAGGCTGTTGAGATGCGATATCCACCGTGTTGCCGTTATCCTTTGATCTTGTGGATATGGCGCCCATCCAACTTACGATAGAATCCGGTACTGGCAGAATAGGAACCCTACGCCGCACAGAAATAGGCATGTCAGATACATACATGATGAACCGACTGATCAATCCAGAGAGAATATCTTTGTGCGACAGACACTCGAACACCGTTGATGGTGTTGTAATACCCACGAGCGTTATCGCTGGGTTCTCGATCTCACGTGTTTCCATATCTTCTTTTTGCTTTTTGGTCATCGTCATGGACGAATAGTTCTTAGGCCGCAACGTGGAATGACACCGCCCGAAGCACTGCATAATAACAGAGTTTGCTTCGACTTGGTTCGCGTTGTTGTTCATACCAGCCTTGAGGTACATCCCAAGCTCATCAATAACAGATATAAAACGCGGCTTCATCATGAGAGCAGAGAATACGGCGCCGGATGATGTAAACCCATCCCCCATAACAACCTTCTGCCCACAGACGCGCATAATCTCCTCGATCACCGTCTTGCAGTGTTCCTTACCCGTCCCAGCATTACCAATATTCATAAAATAAAGGGATGTGAAGTTACGCTCATCCGTTTGGAAGTTCCGCCCACACATGACAGACGCAACAGCAAGGGCAGTATTTAGCGCGAATTGTTCTTGATCATAACCATCTGTTGCGCGGTAATATTGGTAAATATCAGAGATAACACCAAGTGGAATATTAGCATTTTGAACATCATCTTTCTTGATTAGGTTTTGACTGATTTGTTTTCTAAAGATGTTTTTAACCAAAGACTGATCCATATCGTTGAAATCAGTACCTTTTTCGTCTTCTATAAATGTGGGGAATACAACCCGGCACCCAATGGCGGTGGCGGCGGCGTTAGCTTTCTGCTTGCCTGTGTTGATCTCGTTGAATCGGTCATCGTCCCCGGCAATAATGATCTCTCCAGTGGCCTTGCTTTTCCAGTACATAGCCACATCGTAGAGATTCCCAGCGTTGAACGCCACAATAACAGTGTGCCCAGTAGCTTCACGGATAGATGCCCCCGTGGCGTATCCTTCGCATATAACGACTGTTTCATCCCCATCTATCGTGAAATACCCGCCTTTAATCTTGCCACCTGTTTTGAATTTCTTTGACCCATTGGCAGAAATACGTTGGTAGGACCACATATCTCCCTCAATGTATATGGGGATGAGTATATCCTCACCTTGGGATTTTACGTTCTTGTAAGCCTTCGCGCCTTTGCGTACCAAATACGGGTGATTCCCATCGCTGTCCCCAAGGGACATAACGGATCTTTTGACCTCTGCCTGGGCTTCGATTTGCTTTTTCTCACGCGCTTTCTTGGCCGCATCTTCAGATGCCGCCATCTGCTCGGACAGTTGGCGCATCTCGTCGCGTGATAAGGAGGATGTCTTATGAGAACACCACGTGTGAACAACATCAGAATTGCGCCATGTGCCAAACTTGGCAACGAATATCTTGCCGTAATCCCCATCAAAAGAGGTGAACCAGCACCATCCTGAGTTTTTCGCAACCTTATCCTCTTTGTCTTGGAATCGGTTAATGATATTTGGTTGGAGGAATACAGGCGGCTTTAAACCCGTTTCCTTGATGGCGTCGTGCATCGCCCTGATCGGGTCTTGCGTAACTTCTGGCTTATAATCGTCTAGATTTATGTCGAACATGGAAGGACCTCTCGAAAATAGAATATCTGGTTTTGCCCTGATTGCCAACAATCCATTTACGGCGGCGTTGGCTCACTATCATATAATGTGTCAATCACAGGTCACGTTATATCATCCATCAGGGCCACGCTCCTACGTACCAGAACCGCAGCTTGATCCTATTCATCAGCCGATCATCTTGCTGTCGAGTGCCGCCCACCTGTAAACTTTATTCCTTAATAAAAGCCCCATCGACTGTTTTACCAGTGCGTTTTGATATTACCTCATAGGCTTCTGCTAGGCAATCCTCCGCGTTGATGCCAAGACATGCCGCGCCGACAATAACGGTAACGAGAATATCCCCGTATGCGTCTCTAATTTCGGAGTCTTTACCCTTGAGTAATGCCCCGGATAATTCGCCAAGTTCTTCCATAGTTTTGAGGGCTTGGTTTTTTTCATTCCCCGCAAATATGATACCTTTATCCAGGCCCCATTGTCTTACTTTGTTAAACATTTTATTCTCCTTTCAGTGGTTTAAATTTTCCATCAATATCCCGTTTTGCATTTTCTGCCCTTATCTTACCGCCCATAGACCCATATATTTTAGCATACGGAATAAATGTTTCTTGGCTACATTTTTTAGAGCACATTTTATGCGACAAATACTTTTTAGTTATAAAAATCTTCCCGCAATTTTCGCATACATTTTCAACTAAATTTGGTTTATAATTTTCCTTATTCGATGATATAGCCTTCTTTAAGTTTTCTTTTGATGCTTTTAAAAAATATGGGGATCTAACTCGTTTCCCAACTCCATGAAATTTCCCTCGAGATTCCAATGTTAATATCTTCCCATCCTTTACTAACTGCCTGCTTCTTTCCGCGCTAAGTTTCCTCCATTCCCCGGCGGCGAGACCTATTGAAAACGGTAACCCGTACATTTGTTTATATTCTTCTGGTGTAACATTATGTATTACCTTTATATGATGCGACAAAACTGGGGAATTCTTCCCGCACAATAGGCATGTTATTTTATCACCAGAAAGGTAGCTTTCTATTTGTTCTTTATCCATATATCCGCTTTTAACAGGATAACCAGCCAAAACGAGACGCACTCCCGCTGCTCGCCTCCAATGCTTATCTTTTTGGCTTGCTGTCCTTGTATTTTTAGATCTCGATCTGCGTTTACTGAATAATGTTGTCATGATTTTCTCCTATTCTATAGCGGCCTCGTTGAAATATGTGAACAAGCAAAGCTTTCCAATGTCGTCGCGCATTGGTAAACTTTATCTGGAATCCATACCCGAATCGGCCTTTTATTATCATTAGCCCTGATCAAGTTATCCAATGTCCATGCGCTAAATACGTGCCTTGGGGCCATGTAATGCGCTCGGCAATACATTTTAAACCATGGTGCCAAGTTGTCGTTTAGAGATAAAAACATGCCACAATCCCCCTATAAACCGATTCAGCGGCCATCAAAAACAGATACGCGCCCAAGAATACCCCGGCAAATATCAAGATTAATTCAATTCGTTCGGTGTTAAAGTTTTTCATTCCGTCCTCCTACTGAAACCATAAATAGATACCGTGGAATACGCCGATAGGCGGCATAATAGCCCCAGCAATCAAGAATCCGTACCAACCTTCTGCAAAGCAGGTGAAGATGTGCGTAAACCATGCAATAATTAACGCAATTATAATAAAAATAGTTACCCCGTTCATTTTCTTATCCCTTCCAGTAATGCGCCCATTTGTTCCATTTGCCCTGTTGTGTAGCCTGCAGGGGCCACGATATCGACCTTAATCACGCGCCCCGTTGAATTGAGGCCAACGGTAAACAATACGCCTAGCACAAACGCGCCAAGGCATAAAAGTAGTGTTTGTTTCATTTTATTTTCCTTTCAATAGTTCTGTTGTGTATAATTTAAAATATTCTTCGGTGTTTTTATCTGTCATGGTTTCATCCTTTCTTTAATAAAATTGATAGCGTCTCTAAAGGCATCCTCTTTGCTATAGGCGCGGGGGAGATATTCATTCCAGATTACTTGATCCATCACGCGGACTTGCACCACGCCACGATAATGGTCTTTATGCCATTGTGTCATAGGAAACATAGAATGGGACGGGGTTAATGGGGGCATGATTCACCTTTTGCCTTGGCGATTGCCTTGCGTGCTATATCAGCGCCAATTTGTTGATCGTCATGAGAAAGTATCAATTCCAAAGCCGCCAATAGATCAGGGGCTGCGGATATTAAGGCCATGTTTGCCGATCTTTTATCATCAATTGTTTGATCAAGTGGGAAATGGCAGATAGGTTCTGAATATTTATCATCTATCCATTCGCCACCCTCCATGTGCCATGGTCCGTGTGTGTATTGTGTCATAATAGATTCCTCTCTTTCTGTATCCGGTCGCATAATCGCGCCGCTAGATAACCCCGAATAAACAGGGTTATCACGCGGGGGGATTAAATAGCCTTGCTCACGTGCTCATCAATACTAGACATGACAGAATTATGGGCCTGTTCAATTGCCTTTTTCGTGCATCGTTTAATATTATGGTTTATTCTTTTAAAATACCCGCCGCCGATTTGTGTAATTCTGGCACCGTTGCAATTATGGCCAGATTGAATATTGGTTACAAGTTCACCGGACCATAAATCTTTTGTTGTCTTAATGATCAAAGTCTTATCGGCGACTCTTGGACCCATATAATCAATTGTTTCTTGTTTTAAAAATATTTCATTCTGCATAGACATAATAAATTACCCCTTCAAAATAGTTGTCATTAATACTGTTAAACCCGCGACCATAGCAACGGCTGCGAATCCGAATAAACCAGAGAGCCAGGAAATAGACCCAATTAATAAGAGTGTGATGGATATGCGAATCATTTTATAAACCCCTCTTTTTTAAATAATTCTTGCAAGCGCATTGCCATGAATGGCCAATAGTTACTCAATTGCTTTTCATTAAGATCAAATGTTTCCATGATATCGTGATTATAAAACGGGATATCCAACGCGAGACCTTGTAACCATTCTGTTAGGGCTTTAAAGAATCCGATACGTTTTATATTCCAGTCATATTCAGATATGAAACGATTATATATCTCTTGCACTGTACCGTTGCTTTTTAATACTTCGTAGGCTTTGGTGTATTTTCTAAGTATGGCCATGATTAAACCCCTTTCAATTTGTTTATGTAATAGCTCAATCTTATCCTTTGACTAGCAGATACGCCATTGCATTCGGCGTCATCTAGTACATTTAACCTGGCGTTCTCATGGGTCATGCCAGTGTCGCGATATTGTTCGTAAATGTAAATGTAAGACATTTTATACTCGATTCGTTACATAGGGCTTAATTGCTCTATATATCTATATTGATCTGATTTGATCTATTTGTCAAGAGTAATATTATTGCTTTGTTATTGCTATAATAAGCCCATGGTGGTATGAAAGGGTATAAATAGACAAGAGCGAAGATATTGAATGATTATTCAAATTGAAAACACGCGTTTGAGGGGGTTATTTTGGCAGGCGAAACATAAAAGTTCAGATGGGAATAATGGGGTAAGTGGTTGAAAGGAAAGAGAAAGGGGATGGGAGATTTTCCAATTTAATTGAAGTTATTATATAGC